ATGCGATTGGTCACGAGACTCGTCGTGGGAAGGGCAACATCCTCATCTGCTCTGCTGATGTGGCTTCCGCTCTGTCCATGGCTGGTGTGCTTGACTACACCCCTGCTCTGTCTGGTAACGCTCAGTTGCTGCCCGACGACAACAGCAGCACCCTTGCTGGTACGCTTAACGGTCGTATTAAGGTCTACGTCGATCCTTACTCTGCCAACGTTTCCGATGCTCACTTCTATGTGGCTGGTTACAAAGGTAGCAGTGCTTATGACGCAGGTCTCTTCTACTGCCCTTATGTGCCCCTCCAGATGGTCCGCGCTGTGGGTCCTGATACCTTCCAACCAAAAATTGGATTTAAGACTCGTTACGGAATGGTCGCTAACCCATTCGCTGAAGGTCTTACCCAAGGTCAAGGTGCTCTCACCGCTAACGCTAACCGTTACTACAGACGTGTTAAGGTCACCAACCTCATGTGATCCTGGATGTTGTGGCGCTGGTTGCCCAACATGTCCTTTCAGACCTCCCGCAAGGGGGGTCTTTTTTTGTCTTTGTATAGTTACGTTAAAAAGTAAGGAAACTTAGTTACGATATCAAAACAAACATAAGTAGTTAAGCAGATTTGAGGTATTCAAATGCACAGTCTAACATCAAGAAATCAACTCAACGAGTGGAGACATTTTGAGGAAACTGTAGAGGAGCAAAGCTTGAATGATTATTATGAATGTCTAATTGAGTGCGATATCCAGAGTCAAACTGCATGTAAAAAGATCTGTAGGGAGTTGCTTGTGTGAGAGTCCCCTCACAGTAAACCTTGTCAGAGCACCCCTAGTGGGTGCTTTTTTGTTAAATACCTGTATACTGTGAGAGTAATATGCCTAGGACTAGGATGCAAAAGGTTGACCTCCTTGCCAAGATATACAAGCTGAAGACAGCACTATATAATGAGCATGAGGAAGAACATGACGAGTGGCACGATGGTGCTCATCATGCGCTAAACTGTGTACTTGATCACTTACAAGAGTATAGAGAATGAAAGATCTAGACTTCATCGATGACTTCCTAGATGCCAAGGAAAAAGAGCAAGAGAAGTCTGAGACTATCACCGAAGGTGATGCTAAAGACTGGGAAGATTTCTGGGAAAGATCTGACGATGGCGGAGAGTAACTACGTCACAGAGGAAAAATGCAAGGAGATGATCGATGATGCAATACGACAACATAATCGTAACGCTTCAATTATTTCAGTGTTTGTTGGGTGGATTGTTCTTGCACTTTTTGCTGAGGGTTTGCTTCGACTTATTGGAGTGATAGAGCCCGTATTCCCCTGGTTGGATATACATACTTTGCTATAAATACTAGGACAAGATATCCTATGACACATGGCAACTTGGAATAAGCAAATTGAAAACAGGAATTTCCTGTCGCCTATTGGATTTAGGTTTACCCTTGCCAAGTATCCTAAGGTTGCATATTTTGCACAGTCTGCAAACATCCCACAGATCACATTAGGTATTCAACAGCAACCTACACCCTACAGAGCACTACCTCTGGAGGGTTTTATGACGTACGATCCTTTTACGTTATCATTCCTTGTAGATGAGGACATGACTAACTACATGATCATGCACAACTGGATCCGTGCTTTAGGAACACCTAACGATACTGTAGAGAGAATTGATTTTAGAAATAAGATGACTGCACTCTTTGGTAATGATGATCTATATGCTGACGCAACGTTGTCTGTGCTCAACAGCAACTTCAAAATGAATTTCAACGTCCAGTTTGAGGGACTGATTCCCACTGGGTTGAATGCACTAGAATTTAATGCTACAATAGATGGCACAGAGTATGCCATGGCACAAGTAACATTCCAATACATGCGCTTTGAGATACAAGATACTGTCACCTACCAACGAGACAAGCGACTTACTTAATGAATCTAGACAAAATTGAGGAGATGTGGGCAAAGGACTCTGAAAGATTCTTTGATCACAGGGAGTTACCTGAGCTGTTGGCAAACGACAGTATGGAAACACCCAGACTCCATGCAAAGTATTTGCAATTTATTAATCAATTCAAACTGATGCTATCAGAAGCAGAAGTAAAGCGCAAGGTATTACTGCGTGAGAAGTTTGAATACTATTCTGGTAAAGCACCTGCCACAGTCTATAAAGAAAAACCTTTTGCACTCAAAGTGCTCAAGGGTGACCTTCACATGTACATTGATAGTGACCCAGATCTCACTAGAGCACAGCAAAAAATAGACTACCTCGAAACTTGTATAAATTGTATTGATAGGATACTTAAACAGATCGACAGTCGTGGATTTGCAATTAAGAATACTATCGAAATTGTGAAGTATTATGGAATCAGATGATTACTATCGTGAAGAAAAACGAAGTTTTTCTCAAAGTAGAAGGCGAGCAACACATCCATAAAGAACTAAGCGAGCACTTCCAGTTTGAAGTGCCAGGTGCTAAGTTCATGCCACAGTATAGAAAAAAAGTATGGGACGGTAAGATCCGATTATACTCTCCAGGCACAGGAGAGATCTATGTCGGTCTATACGATTACCTTTTAGAGTATCTCGACCAGAAAGGATACGAGTATGCTATCCAAGATAGCAAATTCTTTGGTCTACCCAATGAGGAGGAAGAGTATGTATCACCAGAATCAGTGGCGTCTTTTGTTAGATCTTTGGGACTGCCATTTAAGATTCGCGACTACCAACTCAAAGCACTTTTCACGGCAATTAAGCAGCGTCGCAAGTTACTACTCTCGCCTACAGGATCTGGAAAATCGCTGATCATTTATGGTCTAGTCCGCTGGCATCTTAAGGCGGAGCGAGAGATCCTAATCATTGTACCTACAGTCTCTCTAGTCTCACAATTAACGCAAGACTTCAAAGACTACGGGTGGCAAGCAGATCACTATGTCCATCAAATCATGGGGGGAAAGGAGAGGTATGTAGAAGCACCTGTCGTCATCTCCACATGGCAGAGTATCTACAAGGAACCTAAGAAATTCTTTGAGAGGTTTGATGTAATCATTGGTGATGAAGCACACCTGTATAAGGCGAAGAGTCTGTCAGGTATTTTGAATAAGTGTCACGATGCTCGCTATCGTGTCGGGCTGACAGGGACCCTAGATGGTATGTACAGTCATCAGTTGGTGTTGGAGGGTCTATTTGGACGCTGTGATAGGGTAACAACCACTGTCGATCTAATGAAGAAAGGACAGTTGACTCCATTGAAAGTGAAATGTCTTTTGTTGCAGCATGGTCATGTGCCATTCGATACCTATCAGCAAGAGATGGATTATATAGTATCACATCCCAAGAGAAATAACCTAATTTGTAACCTAGCAGAAGACATAGGTGGCAATACACTCATCCTATTCAACTACATCGAGAAGCACGGTGACCCTCTGTGGGAGATGCTAAATACTAAGGTGAGCAAAGATCGAAGGATCTTCTTTATTCATGGTGGTGTAGATGCTGTTGAAAGAGAAGAGGCTCGCAAGATATGTGAGCAGGAGAAAGACGCAATCATCCTTGCATCCTACGGAACATTCTCAACAGGCATTAACATTCGCAACCTACATAATGTAATCTTTGCGAGTCCATCCAAATCACGAGTAAGAAACCTCCAGTCCATTGGACGTGTCTTGCGAAAGGGAGATAACAAAGCACAGGCAGTGTTGTATGACATTGCTGATGATTGCTCCCGAGGTAATAGACACAATTATACTCTCCGTCACCTCATTGAAAGATTGAAAATCTATGAGGAAGAGAAATTTGATTATGAAATCACTAAGGTAAATTTACGACAATGATTAACTACATCCGTCACGACAATGAATTCTACGGAATCATCAAGCTAGTAACTGGTGAGGAAGTAATAGGTACAATGATCGCCACGAATGAAGATAACTGCACAATGGTATATGTATCTGACCCTCTGTCACCTACACTCACCCCTATAGAGAAACCTGATGGTGAGATGGGTCTAGCAGCAGGATTTACTAAGTGGATGCTCTGGTCAGATGAAGATTTCTATATCATTCAAGAGCCAGATATTGTGACAATTGCCCCTATGTCCACTGAGGCAATCATGATGTATAAAATGTGGTGGAGGAAAGACGGTAAACTAGATAGAGAAGAAGATCCTGGTGTCCCCATGAATGAAAACATGGGTCTCATCGGTAAAGTCTCAGAGATGAGAAAGAAACTAGAGGATCAGTGGAAGAACTCTAAGTAGTATTGTTTCCAACCCTTACATGGTTGAGTATAATGATTATTCTTAGAGTTGTCAAGCTTGACTTATGGGATACAAACCTTTATAATGCATTTGTGAGCAAAATTAAATATGACTTTAATGCCTCCTAAGAAAAAACAACACTACGTTGATAACAAAAAGTTTCTTGTGGAGATCGTTAAGTACCGAGAAGCAGTTGAGATTGCCAAGATACAAGATAAAGAGAAACCTAGGATTACTCATTACCTAGGTGATTGCTTCTTGAAGATTGCTACCCACCTGTCATACAGACCTAATTTTATTAACTACATGTATAAGGAGGACATGATCTCCGATGGTGTAGAGAATTGCGTCCAGTATATCGATAACTTCGATCCTGCCAAGAGCAAGAATCCATTTGCATATTTCACGCAAATCGTTTACTATGCGTTTTTGCGACGAATTGCTAAGGAAAAGCGTCAGATGGATATCCGTGATAAACTGATCGAGAAGAACGGTTACGATCAGGTCTTCCACTCAGATGACAACGACAACCACGCTGACATGAATTCCATCAAGAGTCGCATCGAAACCAACATGCGTAACTAACTCCATGCCAAAGTCCACCCTTGCTTCATCGTTGGGAGATAATCCCACGATTGAGAAAAACATCCCTGATGATGTAGAATGGATTGATGATGCATTCTATATTAAGGAAACCAGATACGGTCTCTACACCAGTGTGCTAAAGAATCCTCTAGGGGCAAACTTTCTCACTGGTGCTACCAAAGAAGGTATCCTTCAGACAACAAGATGGCATCTGAAGTGTCTGCAAGATGACACTCTCCATCTATACACACGAGTAGTAAACGCAACCGCTGGAGTAAAACTCTAATGACACAGAAAGACGGACTTGACGAACTTCACGATGCCCAACAGAGGGACAATCCCTGCCGTGATGAGAATGAGCGCGGTTACTACCGCAAACGACTTCGTGATCTAGAAAATGGTAAAAGGAATGAAAATCCTACTGATAACTGATCAGCACTTTGGTGTCAGAAATGACAATCAATTCTTTCAAAAACTTTATAGAAAATTTTACCACGATGTAGTCCTCCCTTACATCGACAGAGAAGGTATCAC